GCTGGTGAGGACGAGGAGACTGCCTCGATCAAGTTCGTGCCCTACGACACGTTTATGATGGGTTAACCATGCCGTACGCCAGAGCGAAGCACGCCTTTGGTTTCTGCGACAAGACGGGTTTCAGGTACCCGCTCAGAGATCTTGTGCCTGAGTATCAAAACGGCGTGAAGACTGGCTTCCTTGTTGGCAGGGATGTGTTCGATCCTGACCAGCCTCAGAACTTTCTTGGCAGGTTGAAGATCAACGACCCTCAGTCTCTGTTGAACCCGAGACCTGACACAAGCCAAGCCGCCTCTCGCGCGCTCTTTGGATGGAATCCCGTTTGGAACCCAATCCAGTACATGGTAGGTTCTGTGGGAGAAGTGACTGTCAACACTACCAATGGAGCCTGACATGAAGAATGACATGAAGAAGATGATGGGCGGCGGCTACATGAAGCCCATGGGTATGAAAGAGGGCGGCAGCATGAAGATGGTTGAGAAGGGCGGGAAGAAGGTTCCTGCTTTTGCTGCTGATGGCAAAGGTAAGATGGCCTACGGCGGCAAGGTCAAGAAGATGGCCATGGGTGGTTCCTGCCGTGGCATGGGCGCTGCCAAGCGTGGCGGCAACTTCAAGATGGCGTAAGTTCACATGAACTATTCCGAACTCGTTCAGCTAGTCCAAGACTACACCGAGAACAACGAGACAAGCTTTGTCTCGAACATCCCGAACTTCGTCCGTCAGGCCGAGGAACGGGTGTTTCGGACTATTATGCTGCCCGAGCTTCGGAAGAATGTGACCGCGACAATGACGGCGGGCAATCAGTACCTTGCCCGTCCTTCTGACTTCTTGGCTGTGTTTTCTATTGCCGTCGTCGATGGCGATGGAGACCACAACTACATGTACGACAAGGACGTGAACTTCATCAGGGAAGCGTATCCTACCTCGGCGACACAGGGTCTTCCAAAGTACTACGCGCAGTTTGATGGGGACTTCACCACGCCGCCGTCTCCGGGGAACTTCATTCTAGGCCCGACGCCGAACGCGAACTACTCGGTGGAGTTGCACTACTACTACGACCCGCCGTCTATCGTGACATCCGGCACATCGTGGCTTGGTGACAACGCAGAGACTGTGCTGCTCTATGGCACGCTGATCGAGGCGTACACCTACATGAAGGGCGAGCAGGATCTGATTGTGCAGTACACAGAGCGGTATCGTGAGGCTCTGGCGCAGCTTGGCGGGGTCAGCATCAGAAGTGGACGTGATGAATACAGGGATGGGAGACTTGTAGCATGACCGTAATCCGTATGCCGAATGGATCAGAGTGGGCACCCGCTACGAGCGTGGACTTGGTTCACTGCGCTAGTTGCGGCAACGCTGTGGACACGCCCGAGGAAGAGGCAACGTACCCTGATGGGAACTGCCCCGACTGCGGGAACTCGTGGACTGGGTCTGAGAACAAGGGCGTGCGGATCACCGTGACGGCACCCAAGCAGTTGAGTGGATCGACGCTGTGATAGCTGCTCTGAGTATAGACCTTCCGAAAGACTTCAATGTCATGGTGCGTACCACGCACAAGCGTGGGTTTACGCCGGAAGAACTTGCGCAGCAGTGCGCGGAAAAGATCGTCGGCATCTCTGATACGGCACCTCAAGAGATCAGGGATCAGGCGTATGCCTTCAGGCAGCGGGTAGAGCAGGTGGTTCTTCTCTATCTGAAGCAAGCGGTTCACAGTGACCGGACAACTGTGTATAATGCGATCACAGATGCAGGTCATTCGGGCCTTGCTGAAATCGTAAGGAGACTCTGAATTGGCTTTCACCGGAAACTTCATGTGCACGTCCTTCAAGAAGGAGCTTCTTCAGGGCGTTCACAACTTCACTGCCTCGACTGGCAACAGCTTCAAGTTGGCGCTGTACACGAACTCTGCTTCGTTTACGGCGGCGACCACGGCATACACCGTGACTAACGAGGTTGGCGCTTCTGGTTCGTACTCGGCTGGCGGCGGCACGCTGACGAACGTCACGCCCACCACGAGCGGCACCACGGCGTTCACCGACTTCAGCGATCTGACGTTCACGTCGGCGACGATCACTGCTCGTGGCGCTCTGATCTATAACGACACCGCTGCTGGTGATCCTTCGGTTGTTGTTCTGGACTTCGGTTCGGACAAGACATCGACCGCTGGTGACTTCCAGATCGTGTTCCCGACTGCGGATGCGAGCAACGCGATCATCCGGATTGCCTAACTATGGCTATCGTCACCGATCCCTTAACCGGCTGGGGCCGCGCGGGGTTCGGTGACTACCCCTTCGGAGAGGGGCAGGCTGCTCTAGTCTTTTTCACGGGCTGGGGCCGGGGAGGCTTCGGAGACCTTGCTTGGGGCGAGGGCAGCGTTCCCGTCGGCTTTGCCACGGGCGAGGTCGGCACTGTCACCGTCAATGTCGGAACCGCCGTAACAGTCAACGTCACTGGTGTCTTTGGCACTGGTGGCGTTGGTTCTGTTACGGCTACTGGCGATGCGAACGTACCAGAGACCGGACTTGTCGGCACTGGTGGTGTTGGCTCTGTCACCGTTATCGGTGACGCGAATGTGTCTGTTACCGGCGTTGCCGGTACGGGCAACGTAGGTTCTGTAACTGTCGCTGCTGATGCTGTCACAAGCGTCACAGGTCTTTCTGCTACCGGCAATGTTGGCTCGGTTATCGTTACTGGGGACGCAGTAGTCCCAGAAACCGGCCTTGCTGCGACAGGAAATGTCGGAACTGTTACCGTTACCGGGGACGCCAACGTTAGCGTCACAGGGCTCTCTGCTACCGGCAACGTCGGAACGGTCACTGTCTCCGCTGACGGCAAGGTCAACGTCACCGGTCTTTCTGCGACTGGAAACGTTGGGACGGTCACTGCTACCGGGGACGCGGTAGTCCCAGAAACCGGCCTTGCTGCGACTGGAAACGTTGGGACTGTTACCGTTGTCGGTGACGCCAATGTCAGTGTCACAGGGCTTTCCGCCACTGGCAATGTTGGCTCGGTTACCATTGCAACGGACGCAGTCGTAAATATTACGGGCCTTTCCGCCACTGGAAGTGTCGGAACTGCCACGGTGTTTACTGGCACGATTGTTGATGTCACCGGAGTTTCTGGCACTGGCAATGTCGGCTCCGTTACTGTTTCTGGTGACGCCTCTGTTTCCGTCACCGGCGTGGCTGGCACCGGAAATGTCGGGACGGCTGTGGTTGAGGCGGGAGCAGACGTGCCGGTCACGGGCCTGTTCGCCACCGGCAACGTCGGCGCTGTAACGGTTAACGTCGGAACCGGCGTCATTGCAAACGCAACCGGCGTTTCAGGCACCGGCAACGTCGGATCTGTGACGGTATTGGGTGACGCCAATGTTTCCGTCACTGGAGTGTCTGCCACCGGCAATGTCGGGACGGCTGTGGCTACTGGAGATGCCAACGTCCCGGTTACTGGACTTTCTGCTACGGGTAATGTCGGAACAGTCACTGTCAATTTGGGCGCTAGCGTATTCGTTACTGGGATAGCTGGCACCGGCAACGTCGGATCTGTGACGGTATTTGGAGACGCCAATGTAGCTTTGACCGGCGTTGCCGGGATCGGGGCAGTCGGCACGGTCTCCGTATCCGGCGATGTGAATGTATCGGTTACTGGGCTTTCCTCCACAGGAAGCGTCGGCACTGTAACGGTTGTCGCTGATGCGATTACAACGGTCACGGGCGTAACTGCGACTGGGGTAGTTGGTTCTGTTACTGTTGAAGCCGATTCCAACGTCCCCGTCACCGGCCTAGAAGCTACTTCCGGGGTTGGATCGGTTACAGTTACCGGGAGTGCAAATGTCTACCCAGTCGGTGTAGCTTCGACAGGACAAGTCGGCGATGCTGGCGTAATCGGAACCGCCACAGTCGATGTCACGGGCGTCGAGGCAACAGGCGAGGTTGGCGGCGTTACCGTCAAGATTAACCAAGTTATTCTGGTAACAGGCGTCAGCGCCACCGGGCAGGCGGGCTCGGTTGCTGTGACAGGTGGGGCAAACGTCGTGGTGACCGGCGTTTTTGCTACCG